ACTCCAGACGTATAATAGATACGCAGTAAAAAGGGGCTTCGGCCCCTTTTTTACTTTTACCTTCCAAAAAATATTTCTTGACATTTCTCCTATTGTGAAGTAGAATATACACTATCGAATCACCACTTTATATCGAGGACTTATAGATGACCGACACACCAGTTTCTTTAGCCAGTCTTATGACTGCGAGTAAAACAGTTAGCGTAGATTTTCCTGGCTACTCAGGCTTTTCCGTAAACTTATGTTACTTAGCACGAGAAGAGCTAGTTAAACTGCGAAAAAGATGCGTATCCACAAAGTGGAATAAAAGAACTCATCAAGCAGAAGAAGATTTAGATGAAGATAAGTTCATTGTAGAATATACAAAAGCGGTTATAAAAGGTTGGACAGGTCTCAAGTATCGTTACCTAGAAGAGCTTCTTTTGGTAGATGTAGGAGAGCTAGACCTTGATGATGAGTTGCCATATACACAAGATAATGCAGAACTCCTTATGAAGAATGCAACATCTTTTGATACTTGGGTAACAGAGGCAGTAGGTGACTTAGAAAATTTTACTGGGAGCAAGTAGCCGAGGTTAGAAAGCTGCTTGAGCGGTATGTACGTGAGTCAACTCAAAAAATAGATGTAAGTAAATACATTGCACTCTGTGAACAACTAGGACAAGAACCAGATCCTGATAAAATGCCACTAGATGCTTCAGCGTTTCCGTATGAAGTGCAAGTGGCATTTTTTGTATTTGACCTTTTATCGGACAGATGGGACGGAATGTCAGGAATGTACTTAGGCAAAGACTGGGCATCTGCCCATTTTCTCTGTGAAGTATATAAGATTGAAGATATTCCTACTGTAATTTATTTTGCAAAAGTATATGAAAATATAGTGGTATCCTCGAGATCCGAAGAGCTTGCTCGTAAGCAAAAGCAACGAGAAAATCAAGCGAGAGCAAAGGCGAACTTAAGTGGCTAAAAAACGTAAAGTACTAGTAGACGTAATAGTTGATGATAAAGGTACAACTAAAAAGATGGCGGTTAATCAGCGTCAGCTTAAAAGCGCTATGGATGGAACTGCGGCCGCCTCTGGTAATGCTAGAAAACAAATACGTGGTGCGGCCCAAACTGCAAGTGCTGGTGGGAAGCAATTCGCTGCTTTAGCATCAGGAACCGGAGGTTTAGTAGGTGCTTATGCAACTCTTGCTGCTCAAATTTTTGCTGTAACTGCTGCTTTTAACTTTTTAAAATCTGCCGGATCTTTAAAGTTACTACAAGAGGGACAACTTGCATATACATCTGCTGTTGGTACCTCCATGAAAGCTCTGACTACAGATATTCAAGCAGCCACAGGTGCACAACTAAGTTTTCAAGAAGCAGCACAAGCAGCAGCTATTGGTACTGCTGCAGGTTTAAATCCCGAACAAATAACCGCTCTTGGTAAAGCAGCAAAAGATACTTCAACTGTTCTTGGAAGAGACTTAACAGATTCATTTAATCGTTTGGTACGTGGTGTAACAAAAGCAGAACCCGAACTCTTAGATGAACTTGGTATTATTCTTCGTCTTGAAGATGCTCAACGAAAGTATAAAGACTCCCTAGGTATAACGGGAGAACTAAATGCTTTTCAACGAAGTCAAGCTGTAACTGCTGATGTATTAGCCCAAGTAGAGGAAAAATATGCAAAAGTTCTTGCTGTTACAGGTGCAAGTGAGAATGAGTTTGCTAAACTAGGAAAAGCTTTCGATGATATCGTAAATAGTATACGAGAATTTTCAGTTAGTTTTCTTACTCCAATAGCTCAAGTATTACAAGAGTTTCCCGCACTTATCGCGGCAGCTTTTGCACCTTTTACTATTCAAATTTTACGAGCTGCTTTACCCTCATTAGCAGGACTCTCACAATCATTAGAGAAAGTAGCAACTACAGCTAAGAAGAGTTATGCAAAAGCAAATCTTAATCAAAAAGCATATTTTAAAGATTTAGAAAAATTACGAGCAAGTCCGAAAGCACAGCTTCAACTAAAAAAATCAGTAGATGATGAAATGAAAGCTAACTTAAAGAAAGTTAAGCTTAATAAAAGATCTCTTTTGCAAAAGCTGCGAGATGGAGATGAACTGAGTGCTCGACAGCTTGCAAAAATAAAACAAAATCTTGATAAAGAAGTGCGTGGGTACAAAATAAAAGATGCCAAGATTCTAGCAAATCTAAAACTTCATTTGAAAAAATATGAAATGCTAAACAAAGCTTCAGCAGGAGTAGTTGTTTCTGTATGGACTAGAACCGGTGCAGCAATTGGAGCCGCTACTGCTTCGGGTGTAGCTACATCTAAAGTTGCTCTTGCATCTCTTGCTGCTTTTGGAGCAAAAGTAGGAGCATTTCTTGCAGGGGCATTAAGTATTCTTAGTTGGATTGGAATAATTGCAGCTATTGGCGGTCTTATTTATGCTTTCGTTCGAGGCGAAAAAGTTATTGAAGAAACTACAAACAAGTTTCAACATTTAATAGATAAAGAAAAAACACTTAGTGAAGAAACAGAGAAATTTATTGCTACTCAAAATATTTTGAATGATACTTTTGAGACGGGAAATAAACAGCTAGAAGCGTACGGAAAACGCCTTGGAAATATAAATAGTGGAAGTTTAAAATCTATGATAAGCCAGCAAGAACTTTCTCTTGCATTCGAAGGATTTGCAGACTCTGTTCAAAAAGCAAATGCAAATATTACTAAGTATGAAAAACAACTAGAAAGGTTAGAAAAGATGGCTCAAAATCCTCAGATGTTTATAGGAGGGGGCGCATATGGAGGAATAAGTGCTGCTGTTGTAAATGCTCAACAAACTGAAAAAGCACAAGAAGGCTTGAAAAAAGCCTTAGCAGAATCTAATCAAACTTTCTTTGAATATATACAAACACAAGAAGGTGTAGATGAAGCAACAAGATCCGGAATGGCAACTCTAGCTCGTGAAAGAGACGAATATCATGGCTTAACAACTGCCGGAGAAAGGCAAAATAAAGTTGCTATGGCATATGTAGAAATTCTTGATGAGTTAGCAAAAGGTAATCGAGTAGATTTTAAAGAATTATTTAGAAAAAGAGAAGCAATGATTTCACTTTCAGCAACCATGGCTGCGTTAAATCGTGCTACTGCAGAAAATATTCAAAAAAATACACAACTTCGATTTAAACAATTTCCTCTTACTGAAATAGATGCATTTATTACAGCTTTAATACAAGAAGAACAGCAGATGAGAGAAGTAATTAAGACTCAAGAGCAGGGTGCAGATGCTAGACAAAAGGCAAGATTAGCTGATATTGAAAGAGATCGAGATTTTATGGTAAATGCTGCAACAGCAGAATTTGAAACGAAAAAAGCAACTTTAGTTATTCAAACTCAAGAAGCAAAACTTCTTGCAGGAAAAACAAAATTATTACAAGCAGAAGTTAAAACTAGCGCACAGATTGCAAAAAATCAAGTACAAATGTTTGATGCAGAACAAAAAATACGTCGGGGCAGAGATTTAATTGCAAAGAGAAGAACAGAGCAACTAGAAATTTTAAAAACAGGAACAAAAGAACAACAGCTTGCAGCAAGATTAGAACTTGATACTTTAGATGCAAGAGAAAGAGGTATATCTTTAGAAGAAAATAGATTACTTCATCTAAGGGCACAGACTGCAGAATTACAAAGGCAACAAAATACTTTGCAACAAATACGAGATACTGTATTACAAAGTTTTGAAAGTGGTGTTCAAAGCGGGCTTGCACAGTTTATAAAAGCAGAAAAACAATTTGCAGATGCTTTTCGAGATATGGTTAAGGGAGTTCTTGATTCTGTTGCTGATACTCTTGCAAAACAACTTACCACTAGTTTGATGAAAAAAATTACAGGTCAAAAAGATCCTGCTGAAACAATGGCAGAAGCTATAAGAAACTCTACAGGTACAGGAGCTGTGAAAATAAGAACTGCACTTGTAACTGGAGGAGAACATGCCGCCAGAGTAATTGCTGCAGCAGTTAGTGGAAAATCTCCACAGCAAGCTCCTCCGCCACCTCCAGGTACTGCAACAACTACAACAGGCGCAGACCCTAGTGGCACTGGAACGGGCACTGCTATAGTTCAAACTGCTGCTGGACCAACATCTCCTAAGCCTTTTGAAAAAGGATATTTTTTCGGTAGAGGAACAGATACAGGAACTTTTGGAGGAGGAGATGTAGGAGGTACAGGACAACAAACTATTAAAGGAGGCACAGGTAAGCTGCCTGGCATTTTTACTGGATTTGTTGATAGTTTAAAAGGATTATTTGACTCCGGCTCAGGAATGACTTTTATAGAAAGACTTGGTAATGTTTTTGCCGAAGGAGCAAGCGGCTTTGGTAGTCTATTTTCAGATCTTATTGGAACTATTGGAACCGGAGGAGAAGCAGGTTCAGGTCTTTTTGGACTTATTAGTGGTCTTTTTGCCCCAGCACGATATGGTATGAAGCCCATGGGCTATGCTACTGGAGGTATTGCAAGAGGCCCACAAGCTGGATATCCTGCAATGTTACATGGAACTGAAGCAGTAGTACCTTTACCAAGTGGCGGAAAGATACCGGTAGACATGAAAGGCGGCGGTAATCCTACTACAAATAATGTTGGTGTAACAGTAAACATGTCAGGAGATCAAGGAACAAGTAATGTTTCTGGAGATCCGGGACAGGGCGAACAACTCGGAAGAGTAATTTCTTCAGCAGTTCAAGAAGAATTACAAAGACAAAGACGCCCAGGCGGTATATTAAGTCCATACGGCGCTGCTGGAGGAATCTAATGGCACTGGGATTTACAACATCAAGTGATTTTGGAAGTTTAAATGTTCTTCCAGATAAAGGTATGACTCGACAAGCAACTCCTCAAGTTCGAAGAGTAAACTTTGGCGATGGCTACGAACAAAGAACAACTTATGGAATAAATAGCGTACAGGAAGTATATAGTGTAGCATTTAAGAATCGTACTCGTGGAGAAATAGAAAATATTGCAGGATATTTAAAAAGTACAAAGGGTGTTACTGCTTTTGTATTTACTGTACCAGACCACGCGTCTACAGAAGAAGCCACAGGCATACTAGATAACACTACAGATAATGAAAAGTCAATTCGTGTAGTTTGTGATAGTTTTTCAGAAAACTATCAATACGAAGATTTTTATAGCTTAACAGCAAAATTTAGACGAGTTTATGAATGACGGCAATAGTTGAAAATGTACAAAAACAAGGAGTAGAATCTTCTATAGTTACCTTGTATGATTTAGAATATGCTGATGGTGTTTTTGCATATTTTACACCAACTATAGATGAAGACTTAACATCTATTCAGTTTCGGGATAGTGGAGGTACAGTAAGAACTTACAATGCAATACCAATACAGCTTGAGGGGTTTGATGTACAGTCTGATGGAGCAATATCGCGTCCAAAGATGACAGTTGCAAATATAGAAAGCACTTTCAAAGATGCTTTAGGAGGGTTAGGCTTTGAAGACCTAATTGGAAGAAGAATCACGCGAAGAACAACTCAAGAAAAATATTTAGTTGGAAACTCAGGAGACTCAACTCCTCCTGTAGAGTTTCCTTCTATAACTTATGTAATTGATAGAATTGCTTCAAAGTCTATTATGGGAGTAACTTTTGAACTTGCTGCTCCTTTTGATTTAGCAGGAATAAAACTTCCGAGAAGAGTTGTAATAGGAGGAGCC